GAAAACATGGGTGTCCGAACAACCGCACACGCCGACCCCGGACCTCATCGCCGCCCTGGCCGCCGCCCTCCGCGAAGCCCTCGCGCTGGACGCCACGCCGGAGCCGGGAGGTTCGGAATGAGCCGCACGCAGACCGATGAGGAACAGGCCGCAATGAACGACCTACGCCGAGCGATGACCGGATTGCTGCGAGCGATCCAATCCGAACTCGATGCGATGTACCCCGAGGACGAACAGGACGTGCGCGCCCATCTCGACAATATCGAGCGGTTGATCGCCGCCACCCCCGCCGCCTCGGAGCGGGAGTCAATTGACGTGGTTCTCATTGACGGCTCCGTGTGGCCGTGGCCCGGTAACACCGCGCTCCCGTGGCAGGTCTGGAACGAGGTTCCTCACCCGGACGGCATGACCATCTACGACCCGGACGGCTTCCGGTTCGGTAAGCCGACCGTCGTGACGTGGGTCGAGTTCGAGCGAGCCCGGACGGAATGCACGCTCATCTCAGACAGGGAAGTCCGGTGACGCGGGACTCGCAGATCGCCCGCGACAAGCCGATGACCGCCGTACCGCCCACGCCCCTGCACGAGCCGGTGAGCCGCTGGTGGTTGCTTTGGACGCTGTACGGGTTGCCGCGCTGCTCGCAGGCCGTCTACCCGTTCGACTCGTCCGTGATCCCCTGCTACCGGCTCATCTGGCCGTGGCAGCCGCGTGAGACTCGCAGCGGTGCTCCCGTTCACGTTAGCTGCCTTACCTCCGAGGTGACGCCGTGACTGACGCCGTACCGCCCACGCCCCTGAGCCCGGACGCGCCGTGGCGACGAATGAGCGCCCGCATCGAGGCCATGCCGTCGGGAGTCGAGCGAACTCAGGCGCTCGTGGACTTCAACGCGATGCTCGTGGACCGGCACGACCTACTCGCTGCCCGTGTCGCCACCCCCGCCGCCTCGGAGCGGCTGCGGGATGCCGCCCTGTTCATGCTCGACCTAGTGGATCAGTACTACGGCACGGATCACGAGTTCGACATCCCGGAGGAAGCCGAGTTTCGTCGTCATTGCGCCGTGATCGAACGGCTCGTCCGATGACGCGGGACTCGCAGATCATCAACCTACGCGGTCTACCGCGACCGTTGCCGGACGACGTGGTACGGATCGACCGGGCTACCCGATGGGGTAACCCGTGGAAGATCGGGATGTACGTGGACGGCATCGGCAAGATCGACCGCGCTCAGGCCATCGACCTGTTCCGCCAGTGGCTCGACCAGCACCTTCCAGCCGAGCCGGACTTCCTCGAACCGCTCCGGGGCAAACGGCTCGCCTGTTGGTGCGCGCCGCTGCCGTGCCACGGCGACATCATTCTCGACTACCTCGGGGCCGTCCGATGACGCGGGACTCGCAGATCGCCCGGATCGCCGAACTCGTGTTCGAGCATCGCCGCGACGCACCGTCCGACAGCCCGCTGTTCGACCTGATCCTCGACCTCGAAGCGACGCGACAGTCGGGTGCCCCGGACGCCTCGGAGCCCGCCCGCGAGGCCGGACTACGGGAGGCGCTGGCGGCCGGAGACGCCCTGAACCTCGCAGGCGGCTCTCGAAACGCGGGGACCGCTGGACCCGAGCGTGACGCCCGGACGCGGCGAGAGTGGTTCGAGGCGTCAACGCGCTGGTTGGCCGCCCGTGCTGCCTTATCACGGGAGCCCGCACCGCGCGCCCTCGAAGCTGCCTCACCGGAGCCCCCGGAAGTCGAGTGCGGCATCTGTGGTGACTACACGGCGCAAGGCGTCGAGGTCCATGCGGTCTGCCTCGACACACTCCGGACCGGTCAGTCCTACGAGGCGGCGAAGTGGGAACGCGATCAAGCCGCCGCCTTGTCACGGGAGCCCGCACCGCCCGCAAACCTCCGCCCGGACATCGACGGCCCCACGTGCTGGACGTGCGGCCAGCCCTGCGGTCATCTGTACGCCACGCCAATCGAGCGACCGGGGGCCGGGGAGCCCGCAAGCCCCGCCTGGCCGAGCCGTGACGAGATCGCCGCGATGTCCGCCGCCGAGGTCAATGCCTTCCTAGAGTCACGCGGGCTGGACGTCCGAGTGGTGGAGACCGAATGAACGACCGGGCCATCCACGTCGAACAGACGCCGCGAGGCTGGTACGCCGGAGCGGACGGCCTCGGCGCTCGTGGCGCGACCCGTGAGGAGGCGGTCCAGAAACTCCGGGCCGGACAGGCGCTCGTTGCTCGTCTCGCTGCTCAATGGCACGCGAACCGGAAGGAGGCCGTCCGATGACGCGGGACTCGCAGATCGCCCGCATCGCAGCGGTACTCGACCGGGTTCCGGTTGGCGACTACCCGTGGCGACCACAGGAGCCGCACCACCCCGAGTACGCCGCCGCCCTCTACGAAGCCGGACTCCGGGCCCCGGACGCCTCGGACCGCCACGAACTCGCAGCGACCATCATGGCCGCGCTGAACCGCCACGGTGCGTCGTACCGAATCCCGGTTGATCCCTCCGACCTGGCCTACGCCATTGCCGACGATCTCCTGGCCCCGGAGCCCGCCCGCGAGGCCGGCCTGCGGAGAGGCGCTGGAACAGATGTGTGACTTCATTGAGACCGAAGGCGCGGCGCTCGACCTCCCCGCGTGGTCGGCTTTGGCCCGTGCCGCCTTGTCACAGGAGCCCGTACCGCCACCGGAGCCGGAAGATGATCCCCATGAAGGCGCATGGGACCACCTCCGGGCCGGGGAGCCCGTAGCGGGACTGGGCACGTTCGTCCTCGAACGTGCGGCGTGGAGTCTGTGGAAGCGCGAGCCCCGACGCATCGAGACACGGGTCCGAGAGGGCGAGATGGGCTGGCTCGTCAGGGACATCTTGCGCGAAGCTGACCGTCTCGCTGTAACCGGGAAGGGAGAGGCCGAGTGACTGACCGGAGCCGAGTCTTGCTCTATCTCGCGGTGCTCGCGGCGTTCTTCGTCATCTCGCTCCGGGTGCCCCCATCCGCCCGCGACTTCGGCTACTACGTCAATGGGTTCGTCCTCATCATGGGCATCACGTTCCTCGGCCTTAGCGGGGAGCGCCGGTGAACCCCCTCGACACGCTGACCGCGCTGGCGTCGAAGGCCACGCCGTACGAACCGGGCAATGGACCAATGCAGGCGAACGGTACGCAGGTCATCTGGCCTGCGAGCGGGCCAGTCCAGCCGGACGGTGGCCGTTCCTGCCCGATCCTGAACCTCAACACGCCCGATGACGCCGCCTACATCGCCGCCGCCAGCCCTGATGCGATCCTCGCCATCGCGGCCTACGTCACGGCGCTGCGGGAGGCACTGGAACGTATCCGTGATCTGCCGCATCACGATAGCCGACAGGCCGATCACGACCTGCATGAAGCCCAGAAGATCGCCGTAGCCGCCCTCCGTGCCGCCGCCTACAACGCCGAGAGCCCGGAAGGTGAGCCCGGATGAGCCGCACCCTCGGCTACATCTTCGGCGAGCTGTTCGTCCACGTCAGGCTCGGACGCCGGGTGACACGCTGGCTGTACGCGGCCCATCGCCGGTTCCGGGGTGGGGCGTCGTGAGCCCGCCCGCCCGGCACGTCTTTGACGGCTGGGTTCCGCCGGAGGTTCGAGCGGCCATCGAAGCCGAGGCCATCGCCGTGGAGCGCCGTCGCCTCGCCGAGGCCGTGCGGGGACTGCCGCGTGATCGCGGTGACGCCGAATGGGACACCGTGGCCCGCGATCTCGTCCTGGCTGCGATCGAGTCGCCGACGTGATCCGCCGAGCCCTCCGACCCTCGGAGCCCTACGCCGAGCTCGCCGCCTTCTTCGCCACTCTCGGCGTCCTCCTCTTTGTCGGGACGCTCCCCGCCTCGACGGCGTTCCTCGCCGCCCTCGCCTGGTACTGGCTGATGGTGCGTGTCGACGAGTGGAGGCGAAGGTGACGCTCGCCGGACTCCGCGAGGTATTCGCGACCGTCGAGACGGCCTACGACCTGCCGCGCGACTGCTTCGAGTCGGAGGAGGACTTGGGGCCGTGTCCGTGCTTCGTCCTCGCGGTGCCCGGTTTCCGAGCCGATGGGTATTGCTGGCGATGTAGCTGCGACTACCACCCGTATAGCGCCCGGAAGTCGGACGGCCGGTGCTGCGTTCACGTGACCGGCGACCCGGACCTTGCCGAACGGCTCCGCGACCTCCTCGATGCGATGAACTGGTACGGCGGCTGGGCGCTCGAACTTGAAACCGCTTCAACCTCTTTCGAGTCCGTGAACCCGTGACCCTCCTCGAACGCCAGCTCATCTGGCACCTCCTGTGGGGCCGCTTGCGCTGGCTGCCGGTGCAGAACCTCGCGGTCCGCTACTGGCTCTGGCGGGTCGGGGCGAAGCGTGCGATCGAACGGGCGCTCGCGGAATACCGGGAGGGCTGATTGGGCGCGAGGTTCGGTCCAGACAATCCGTTGTCGGGGCCGCGCCTCCCCCGAACCTTCGACGAAGAAACCGGCGATCCGGCCAACGGTGGCTGCTTCGGGTGCGGTGACAAGACGACGAGGCTGATGGACTTCGGCCTCGTCTACCGGGGCAAGGCGGCGGGTCACTGGCGGCTCTGCGAGACGTGCTACGAGTGGGGCAACACTCGCGATCCGAGGGACACCGACCCGCGCCAGGCCGCCTAGCCCGTTTTCGACTTGACAACATGGCGCGAAGATTCGTCGTGCGAGACGAGCGCCAGCTTCCACGCGTTTTTTTAGGCTCGGGCGCCCGTCTCGCCTTTCCTTTCTCGCGCCGGCCCGCCGTCCTCCTCCGATGGCGGGCCGCTCTCCTGGTACGCGCCCATGACGCCGTGCCGAGCCGGTGTCGTGCGTGAGCGAGCAGCCGATCGTAACCGTTGTGGCACCCCCCGCCGCTGGCTGGACGGTCGAGACGTACGCGATCCACAACGAGGCCCTGCGCGGGTCCGAGTGGAAGTTCCAGGAGGAGCGAGACCGGCGCTACGCCGAGGTGGCGACCGAGCGGGAGAAAGCCCTCAAGATCAAGGAAACTGCCGATCTCGCCGCGCTCGGCTTGGCCCGGGAAATCCAGACGTACAAAGACGAGAAGGCCAACGAGCTCCGCGAGCAGATCAGCGCGGAGCGTGGCCTGTACGCAACCAAGAACGATGTCGTGGCGGCGGTCGAGAAGATCGAGGAGACAATCAAGCCGCTCGCGACCTACGTCACCGGGCAGCAGGGTCGGGCCTCGGGCGCCTTCGACAGTCGGACGCTCGTATTCTCGTTCTTCGGGCTCATCGTGGGGTTGATCGTCGCGACGTTGGCCGTCATCGCGTTCCTGAAGCCGTGATGCCGTGAGCCCGGTCGCCGTCGCGCTGCTCGTGTTCCTGCCGTGGTCCGGGCTGGCGGTGATGTTCGAGCGGATGGAGCGGCGGAGCGTCCGGTGGACTTCGTACGGGACGTGGCGGTCGTGAGCCGCAGCCTCGCCGACATGATCCGCGATTCCTGGGCCGAGGAGAACGCCCGCCTCGACTACGAAGCGCGCGCCGCGTTCTTCTTCGAGCGCGAGGACCGGGCCCGTCGTCGCGGCGACGATGATTCCGCCGAGATCTACCACGGCACGGGTGTCTTCCTGGCGCACGTCGCCCGGTCCGAGACCGTGGATCGCCAGCCGGCGGGGCTCGGATGAGACTTCTGTGCGCCGCGTACACGGTCCTATATTCCCTGCGGTCGATCAACCCGCTGTCGCCGATGGGCTGGCTGCCCGTCTCGGGTCATGACTACGAAGGCGATCCGTGGGAGTCGATCGTCTGCGCCCGTTGCGGTGACGTAGGATGACCCGCGCCTCGCTCATCCGCTGGCTGCTCGCCGCGCTGGCGTCCCTCGGCGTCGTCGTCTTCGTCGTGTCGGGCGGACCGGGAGCGTCGGTGCCCAGCGTTGCGCCCACGGTGGTGGCGTCCGGCTGCGTCCCGACCGATCAGGACCAGTACGTCTATCACCCCGCCCGCCTGCAGGTCCTCCAGGCGTGTATCCGCGTCACCGGGACCGTCGCCGCGGTCCGCAATGAGCCGGACGGCGACTTCCACATCCTCGTGGCGCTCGATCCGGCCTTCGCCTCGCTGCTCCGACCGGCGAACGCCAACGAGCTCGGCGATCTCGTGATCGAACCGGTCTGCGAGCACACGGTCAGCCAGTCGGATGCCATCGCAACGTGCGCCGGAGATCACGATCCGCTGAACGTCGCCGCGCTGTCGGTCGGGCAGCACGTCTACCTCGAAGGTCGCTACGTCCTCGATCTCGATCACGGCTCCTGGTCCGAACTCCACCCGCTCTATAGATGGGGCGCGGCATGACCTACCTCCGTCCGCCTCTGATCTCGGAGATCAACGACCCTGACGGGCACGTCGAAGATTGCGTCGTCTGCTCGATCCTCATGGAGTACCTCGCGTCCGGCGGCAAGGCGCCCGCCACACTCGCCGAGGCCGAGGCGATCCGCGCGGCTGGCGGCGCACCCCCGACCGGCGGCGTGTCGACGCAACAGGCCGTCGCCGGCACGACGAAACGCTACGGCTTCACGCCGACGATCGCCACGACCCCGGGCAGCATCATCGCCGCCGCGAAGCCGGGCCAGTCGCTCACCGTCTCCGGCCATCTCAGCAACTTCCCGGCCGGTCACAGGCTCCGCAGATGGTCCCCGGCGTTCACTGGCGGTCATCGCATCTACGCCCAGGTCGAGGATGCCGCCATCTGGTGGATCGATCCGCTCGGCGCCGCGCCGTACAAGGGCGAGGCGGTCACGCTCGCCGAGCTTTCGACGTTCGCTCAAGGCGGCACCGGCGGCACCGTCGCACCACTACAAGGAGCTGATATGGCGCTCGCACCGATCTCGGACGTGACCCCCAAGCTGATCGACCTCCCGGCCGGCGCGACGATGTACGCCGAGGATCGGAAGACGCCGGCCGGGACCACCACCGCTCGAACCGGCCTCGTGTCGCCGTTCGCATCGGGACCCTTCCGGGCGTTCTATTTCAGCGCCTCGGCGGGTGCCTACGGCGTTCGCTGGGCGGCTCCCTCGAAGGTCTACGACGCGCCCGCCTCTCCCGGTCCGGCTCCCACCGCGCTCGGCCCCGGCTTGTACAAGGTCGGCTGATGTTCGGCTACTTCGTGAGTCTGCTCTTGGGTGGCGCGTACCGCTTCGTTGCCGTGCCGCTCGCCGTGAGGTCGGCGTGACCGACCAGTCGTGGTTCTGGACCCCTGAGTGGCAAGCCGGTGAACGGGAGGCTGACGCCGACATCGCGGCGGGCCGCGTTCGCACGTTCGAGAACGTCCACGACCTCTTGGCGTGGCTCATGACCGACGACCCCGAGACGCAGTACGACCCGCCCGCCGAGCCGCTCGACCCCGAGCAGGACAACGACGTAGAGCCGGAGGAGGAGAAGGATGAGTAGCGCGGTAACGGTCCATTGGACCTGCGACAACTGCGGCAAGGCGGTCGACGTCGGGCCGAGCGTTGGGCGGGGCGGCTTGCCTGACGGTTGGGGCGACCTGTACCCGGAGGACGCGCAGGTCTGCTCTGAGGCGTGCGGCGAAATCATACTCGTTGCGAAGGCTCGCGACTGGGCGTCCAGCCTGTTCGCCCCGAAGGTTCAGACAGCGACAGGAGGGAACTAAATGCTGCTTGGCCGTCCCACCAACCTCATCGTCGGAGCGTTCACCACCATCTTCGGCGCCGTGGTCGTGATCCTCTCGGCGCTCCCCCACCCGATCGAGATCCCGACCGTCGTAACCGGCGCGGTCATCGGGGCCTTCGGTGCCCTCGTGGCGCTGATCGCCAACCAGCCGCCGACCCTCACGCCGGGCGACAGCTACTCGATCGCCACGCCCAAGGGCCAACCGAACTACTCGGCAACCGTCGCCGCGCCGCCCGCGTCCACGACGCCCGTCGCCGATCCGCCACCCGACCCCCCCGCTGGAGGCTGATATGACCGTCGCCGTTCGCTCCAATGGCGTGAGCCTCGTGCTCCTCGTCATCGCCATCGTGCTGTTCCTGCTCGCGGCCTTCGGGGTCGGCGAGAAGCTCGACGTGGCGCTCCTGCCGCTCGGGCTCGCGTTCTTCGCGGGGAGCTTCATCTTCTGATGGGCATCATCGGCATCATCATCGTGGTCCTGGTCGTGCTCTGGATCCTCGGGCGGCTGTGACCGAGCTCACGGTCGTCGGGAAGCGCCCGCACGTCACGCGCTCCAAGCGCACGAAGCTCGCGGCTGTCATGGCTGCCGAGATGTCGGGCGTGGTTGAGGCTGCCAAGCAGACGGGCATCCCCGCGACGACCATCGAGTACTGGCTGCACAAGCCGGAGTTCGCAGCAATCCGCACCAAGACGCGCGAGGACCTCGCTGAGGAATACAAGGTCGCCGCTCACGTCACCATCGCCCGCCTCATCGAACTCGCCCCGCTCATGGAACCGCGGGACGTGATCTTCGCTGCCGAGAAGTCGGCCACCATCCTCGCCCTGCTCCGTGGCGAGGCCACCAGCCGCACCGAAACACGCACCCTCACCGATGGCCTCGACGACCACGAGAAGGCCGCGCTCCGCGCCATCATCGACGAAGTGGTGGCAGCGTCGGAGGTCGTGGCGTGAGGTTGGTACAAGCGCATCGAACCACGCGGCCACCTGAGCATCCGCGTCTCGTGGCGCGTAACAGGTGGCACGTCGATGGCGAGCACAGCCATCCGCATCAGTCAGAGTCCCCGTCGTTCTATTACGCCTGCATCTGGTGCAACTGGCCGAGTGCCGTCACCGATCCCATGATGGAGATCGAGGTGCGCGTCGTCCCCAGTGACTATCCGGGCGGCATCGAGGGCTACTTCCGGTCGTATCAGAAGGCCCTGAGCGTGACGTGATCGAAACCATCCCGGTCGGCCTGAGTGCGAGTGAGGGCCGAACGACCGGGACCGTACTCGCCGGTCACGCGCTGGATCGTCTCCGGGCCTTGCCTCGGCCTGTCCTGGAGGCGATCCGCGCTGAGCTCGGGCCGCGCTTCGTCAACGAGCAGCAACGTCAGTTCTTCGAGAGCGAAGGGCCCGAGCTGCTGTACTCCGGGGCCTTCCGCGCCGGCAAGTCCCGGATCGGCTGCGAGAAGGCCTACGCCCTCGCCAAGCGCTACCCCGGCATCCCCATCGGCATCTTCCGCAAGACGGCCGCTTCACTCGCAGCGTCGACCGAGCGAACGCTGCTGCACGACGTCATCCCGCGCAGCGAGATCGTGAAGAGCAACCGGACCGAACGCTGGTACGAGCTGGCGAACGGCAGTCGCATCTGGCTGTTCGGCCTCGACCCGGATCCGATCACCGGGCTCCCCTCCAAGGTCGGCTCGGTGGAGCTCGGCTGGGCCTTCATCGACGAGGCCGCGGAGTGCTCCGAATCGGACTGGGTAATGGTGAAGGGTCGGCTGTCGTGGCCCGGCATCGGCTTCCACCAGATCGCCGCCGCCACGAACCCCGCCAGCCCGAAGCACTGGCTGAAGGTCCGCTTCACACCCTCCACGCCGGAGCGGGAGTACCTCCACGCCTCGACGCTCGACAACCCGATGCTCCCCGGCGACTACCTCGCCGAGGCCGAGAGCATGGCCGCAGGCTACTTCCGACAGCGCTACATCGAGGGCCAGTGGGTGGCGGCGGAAGGCCAGATCTGGCTCCTGCCGGACGCGCAGGTCGTGGCCCTGCTTCCTACCACGTGGCACCGCACCGTTGCCGGTTTGGACTGGGGCTACCAGCACGCCTTCGCCGCGGAGGTCGTGGCTGAGTCGTCTGTTGGGCGCAGGGCCGTGGTTGCCGAGCGCTACGCCCGCGGTCGAACGGTGTCCTCGCTGATCCCCGAGCTCCTCGCCCTCCAGGAGCGCCACGGCATCGAGACGTGGTACGCCGACCCCTCGGAGCCCGCCTACATCGACGAGTGTCGTCAGGCGGGGCTCAACGTCACTCCTGCGACGAACGACGTCCTGCCCGGTATCACCGCCGTCGCCGAGGAGATCCGCCGCGGGCTCCTGGTGGACTCAGCTTGTACCGGCTTGCTCAACGAGATCCCCGGCTACATCTGGCAGACCGACCGCGCGTCAGGCCAGCCGAAGGACGTGCCGGTCAAGCTCGGCGACGACGCCTGCGACGCCCTCCGCTACGCCGTCATGGGCATCCGTGGCGGAGTTACCGGCCAGTTCTCGATGGTCGCATGAATGTAACGAACCGGCCCGCTCTCGCTCATTCCCTCGGTGTTCGAATCCGAGGAGAGCTCTGGCGCTGCCGGTTCGTCGGAAGTATACGCGCATGACCGCCCAGATCACGATCCTCATCGACGCTGCCTTCGTCCTCGCGGTCACCGGCGCCGCGATGGTCTGGCCGCCGCTCGCGCTGCTGGTCGGGGCCGGCTTCCTCGGCGCCCAGGCCGTCCTCGCTGACCGACGGAGTAGCTGATGGCGATCTACATCGCACCCCGCGCCCATGAGAAGGCCGAGATCGGCCCCGGCGCCGTGGACATGACCTACCTCCGCCCGCTGTGGAGCGTCACCGGCTCTCGCAGCCCGCAGCGAATGGCCGAGCAGGCCCAGACGCTGTACCGGACCCATCCGTGGGTCCACGCCGCCGAGAAGGCCGTGTCAGGGCGTGGCGGGGTCGTGCCGTGGCACCTCGAAGACGCCAACGACAACGAGGTACCCGAGGACGCCAGCGGTCCCGTCGGGGCGATCCGCCTCCTCATTGAGAAGCCGCAGGCCAACGTCGGCACGGAGGGGCAGTACAACCGGAAGCGGCTCACCCGGCGCGAGCTGTGGACGATCACCCTCCGCCACATGGGGCTGTGCGGGACGGCCTTCTGGTACCTCGACCAGACCGAAGCCCTCGGCGGGACGCCCCTCGGCATCATCTACATCCGCCCTGACCGGATGTGGCCGGCGGAGGACGCGCAGGGCAACCTCCTCGGCTGGTCGCTCGATGCCCCGCCCGGCGAGAAGGGCTCGATGCCCCTCGACCTCGCCAGCGTCCTCACCTTCTACCTCGATCCGCCCGACTACGGCCACTTCGGCATCGGCCTCGTCGAGAGCCTCGGCATGAAGGCCAGCCTGTCCACCGCCGCCGACCGTTACATCGGCGACGTGCTCGCCTCGGGCGGCCGGCTCGCGGGCCTCGTCTCCCCGAAGCCGAACACGACGATCAGCGAGGACCAGTGGCGGCAGTTCGTCAACGATGCCCGCCAGATCGCCGAGGACCCGCAGTCCGCCAAGCGCCTCCAGGCTGTCAGGGGTCCGATCGACTTCGCCCGTACCGCCGCCACGCCCAACGAGGTCGCGGTCGTCGATGTCGCCAACGCCAGCCGGGACGACATCTTGGCCCACTGGAACGTCCCCGGCAGCCAGATCGGCATCCCCATCACCCGCGCGCTCGGGCAGGGCTCCGCGCAGGCGTTCGAGGAGGCGGTCCTGTGGCAGAACGCCATCTCGCCTCGCCTCGCCGCGTTCTACGAAACGATCCAGTACGGACTCCTCGATCGCTTTGCGACCCTCGGCACGACCGTCGAGCTGGTCATCGACGAGCCCGAGTTCGACGACGATACGCCCAAGTACGACCTCGCCCAGAAGGCCGTTGGTCAGCCCCTGACCCGCAACCAGCGGCTGGCGATCCTCGGGTTGCCGCCGCTGCCGGATTGGGACCCGGACACAGGCGACCCGCTCGGCATCGCCATCGACCTGCCGATCCAGGTCTCGGTCGTCGGTCACGGAGCGTCCGAGGAGCCCCGACCCAACGTCCCGCAGGCCACGGTCCTGCCAGCCAATCAGCCGCTCCTGCCGCCCGTCGCCGGGACGGTGGACGGCGCGCCGAGCCAGGTCGTCGGCAAGGCGCAGCTGCATCCCCGCGCTGCGGCCCTCCACGGCTCGCTCCGCAAACTCCGCGCCAACGTCGAGAAGCGCGTCACCCCGACGCTCAAAGGCGGCGTGAAGGACGTCCTCGCCACGCAGCGCCGCGACATCGCGCAGCGCATCCGAGCCAACGCGAGTCACATCAAGTCCAAGCCGAAGGACAGCGCGATCTGGTTCCCGAAGTCGTGGGACGCCAAGCTCTCCGCCGTCCTCGCCCCGGCACTCGCGGGCATGGCGGAATCCGTGAGCACGCACATCCGCTCGACCCTGACCCCCGGCAAGGCCGCCCCACTTGCGACGTACCCCATCGGTACTCGGGTGACGGGGATCAACGAGACGACCCGACTGGCGATCGAAAAGGCCATTCAGGACGCCATCGACGCGGGTGACGACATCCTGACCGTGGCGGACGCCATCGAAGGTGTCGGGCTCGGCTATCTCTTCGACGAGTACCGCGCCGAGATGATCGCCCGGACGGAGCTCATGGACGCCTACAACGGCGCCGCCCTGTCGTCCTACGGCGAGGCCGGGGTCACGGAGGTCCAAGCGATTGACGGCGACGGCGACGACGAGTGCGCCGCGCGGGACGGCGCGGTCATGAGCGTCGAGGAGGCGGACGGCATCGAGGATCACCCCAACGGAACGCTCGATTGGGCGCCTGTATTCAGTGGAGAAACGCCATGACCGCACTTATCGGCGATCTCGAAGCCAATGACGGGCTGATGAGCGTCACCCCGCCGCTCACCAACGTCTCGCTACCCGTGCCCGTCGCCATCGAATCCGAGAACCTCCTCATCACCGGCGGCGACGGCACGGCAGCCAACCCCTACTCCATCACTCGCGGCCAGAACGGCACGCTGGGCGCTGCGCATACCGCCGGTACGACGGTCACGACGGGCTGGTCGGGGGGTGGTGGCGGCTCCATCAGCGCCACCGGGGGAGACGTAACGGTACCCAACGTCACGGAGATCCAGTTTCCGCCGGGGACGGTCACGGATGCGGGCGGTGGAGTCGCGGCCGTGGGGCTGATCCTGTCGATGATCGGGCCGTTTCCGTTCGCATTTGACGACACTCGGAATGTCCTCGATGCCTACATTTCGCTCGCGGAGGTCCCGGCCGGTTGTGCCGTCGTTCGGGCGTGGGTGACGTTCGACCCGTGGTTCGATGATCCGAACCCCTACGCCTTTCTCTATCTCTACACCGAGGCTGGGGGGACTACCAGAGCCATTGCTGAATACGCCCCTCCGGCTGGCGGTGGCGTAGCCCTCGATCAAGCGTCTTGGGAAAGCGAGCTCTACGTATTCAACGCCGCGTTCGAGACCCAACCGACATCGACGCATGTCGTGGTGTTGGGTGCTACTCCGGCAACCCTCGTCGTGGACTGTCCGAGCGGCGGGACACACGGTGCCGGTAAGGCTTATCTCCTCATCGCGACCCCTGCCTCGTGATCCCCCGCTTCCTGATGACCCGCTCCGAGGTGACGACATGACCGACAAGGCCCTCATGCCCCTCAAGGCGGCCGTCCTCGATACCGACGAAGAGCAGGCGTGGTTCGACGGCAGGACTTCGCGGCGCTTGCTGGCGATCCCGTTCGGCGGCCCCATCCCCTCGCCGAAGTCGAAGGCCGGCGTGGACCTCGACGGCGAGTTCTTCGATGAGCGGACCGACATCTACGGCAACCACGCCGTGCTTCGCAGGGAGCGCGAGCGCCTCGTTGACTTCCACCACGGCAAGGAGCCACCCACACCCTCGGGCCGCTACCCGATGGGCCAGTCGGTCATCGGCAAGGCGATCTTGGACCTCGAACCCGATGACGAGGGCTGGTGGGTCGACTTCTGGTTCCAGAAGGGCCAGGAGCGGGTCGCGCTCATCAAGGCCCTCGCCAAGCGCGGGGCGCAGCTCTTCGGCTCATCCGAGCCGGTGAAGGCGTCCGTGGATGTCAACCGCTCGACGGGCCATATCCGCGTCTGGCCGTTCCTGTTCGAGACGGTCAGCACGTCACCCCAGAACACCCTCTCCGTCTTCCGGGCGAAGGCCGCCCTCGAAGACGCTCAGTCCGCCGGTATTGCGGTCAGTGACGCGATGCGCGCCCTCCTGACCGACGCAGCCGCGCGCGATGCCCACCTCCGTCAGACCTCGGGCGCTGGCCCCGGCGATGACGTGGCGAAGGCCGGTCGCGAGCTGTCCGGGTCCAACGAAGAAGTCATCGCCGCTGCGATCGACGATCTCCGGGAGAAGTACGGGCTCATCGCCCCGCGACTCCAGGCGCTCCTCGACCGCATTCGGCAGAAAGGAACGAACACCCCCAATGGGTGATCTCAGCCAGCATCTGGAGGGTCTGACCGAGGAATCGGGCAAGATCCTCAAGAACCTCGAAGAGGTCTCGGCGAAGCTCGAAGCCAACGAGATCGACGCCACCGAAGGCAAGGCCCAGCTCAAGCGCCTCGGCGATGAGATGGCCGCGCTCCAGGCGGCCGAGAAGGCGAAGCGCGACGAGGCCGAGAAGGCCGCGATCCGCACCGAGCTCGACGAGATCAAGACCAGCCTCACCAACACCCGACAGGCGTCCAAGGCGGCCGACATCGGGCAGGGCAAGTCGGACAGCGGCGACCCCGACGCAGGCTTCTTCTGGAGCCTGTGGGCCTCCCGTCAGGGCAATCACGATCCGGGACTCGCCGCCTACGGCAAGGCCCAGCTCGAAGCGATGGGCTCCATCCACCAGGACACGCCGGACTACTCCAAGGCGACCCTCGGAGACACCTCCGGCGCCGGCGGCAACATCGTGCCCCAGAACGTCGTCACCGATCTGACGAAGATCGCGACCGCCGTCAACAACATGCGCAAGCTCCTGACCGTCGTCGATGCCGGTTACGTGACCGGCGTCAACATCCCGGTTCAGGGCCTCGCGCCCACCCGTGCCGTCATCGCCGCCTACGGCGCGACGAAGGCCAACGTCAACCAGACGTACACCTCGTACACCGCGACGATGTACACGCTGGCGCAGGTTCGTGACCTCGGCAACCAGTTCCTCCGCAACTCGCGGGGAGCGGCCGAAGCGGACGTGCGCGACAGCCTCGGGCGAGCGTTCGCCCTGGGCGAGGCGTACTACGTCCTCCAGGGTTCGGGGACCAGCGAGCCGAAGGGCATCCTGACCTCGATCGGGACCTCCGGCACGTTCGTCACGTCGTTCACCGCATCGAGCACGACCCTCGCGGGTTCCTCGGCCGCGGCGATCGCCAAGGCGACGGGCGTCCTCGCCAACCGCGCGCGTATCGCGGATGGCGTGGTCTGCAACGCCTCGGACTTCTGGATCATGGCCGCGCAGGGCACCGACACCGCCGGGTTCTTCTTCGCCCCTGCGGGCGGACCCGGCGCCATCGACCCGACGAACATGATCCTCCGGGTGTGGGGCCTGCCGGTCTACGGCGATCCCAACATGCCGACCGATTCGATGGTCACCGGCGAGTGGAAGAGCGCCAAGCTCTACACCGGCGATGGCTACCGCGTCGATGTCTCGGATACGGCCGGAACTCGCTGGGACACCAACGAGACGGGCTTCCGAGGCGAGGAGGAGATCGGCTTCAACGCCGATCCCTACGTCGTCGCTGGCATCTTCCAGCGGATCACTGATTTCACTCCATAAACCCCTAGTGCCCGGCTGGGAGTCCTCCCGGCCCCAGCCGGGCCACCACCAAACAGGAGACGAACATGGCAGGCAAGGCCAAGAACGCACCGGCAGCGAAAAGCACGCCAACACCCGAGCCACAGGACCCGAACGTGATCGAGACGCCGTACAACCCCGCGACCGATCCGAACAAGACGGCCCAGGAGCGCCTCGACGCGCTCACCGAGCAGCAGAACGCCAACAAGGATGAGGGCACCTACCCGCTGTGATCGAAGGCACCTTCCAGACGCCCCACGGCCGACCGGCAGTCATGCACTACCGGCCGGATACGAACGACTACAACACCCTGAACGCCTGCATGACCGAGGACGAATACGGCCTCCGGTCACGGACGTTCAGCGGTGCTGCGCTCGACATCGGCGGGTATCTCGGAGGTGTGGGGATCGGGCTCGCGCTGGACAACCCGGACCTTCAGGTCACGATCATCGAGCCCGTTCCCCCCAATGCCGTCCTGGTCCGCGACAACATCGCCCAGAACGGCCTCGAAGGGCGGGTGACGCTCATCGAGGGAGCTGCCGGCAAGGGCGTCGTATCGGTCTGGTACGGCTACAGGGGCAACCCATCGCTCGAGCACCACGCCTTCGTCGGCAACTCGACCCTCGCCTATGACACCGCCGGCAAGATCGAGCACGACACCGTTCGGTATACGGACCCGTGGACGCTCGCCGCCCTTGTGGATGCTGCCGGTGGCCATGTCTCGCTCGTCAAGATCGACTGCGAGGGTGGCGAGTGGACGATCCTCGATGACCCCGCCGTCTCCGAGTGCGATCTCATCCTCGGCGAGTGGCATCCGGTCAGGAGCCACGTACAGGCCGACATGGCGGCCCTGCTGGGTAAGACCCACGACGTGACCTTCTCGGGGCTTGTGGACGGTCCTGGCGGGTTCGTGGCGGTGCTGCGGTGAACATCCTCCTGCTGCTCGCGCACGCGATCGAGGAGCACGATCAGTTGAAGCTCCTCTCGGAGCTCGGCTACGACGTGTTCAGCATCGGCGGCTACATCGACCCCGCTCATCCGCACGACCCGAAGCGGGCGGCGCTGCCCGAGGTTCCCTACCACCCGGAACTCCGGGCGGTCGTCGACAACCTCGGGACGTCGGACAACCTCGACGCCGCGAAGCGCCATATCCCCGATGAGCTCATCGACTGGGCGGACACGATCATCGTCCACCACTACGAGCACACCTGGCTGGCTCCGCAGTGGGACCGGCTCAAGCACAAGCGCGTCATCTGGCGGACGGTCGGCCAGTCGGTGCAGGCCAACGAGGAACTCATGGCACCCCTTCGCAGGGAAGGGCTGCAGATCGTCCGCTACTCGCCGAAGGAGCGGAACATCCCCGGCTACGCCGGCGAGGACGCCCTGATCCGGTTCTGGAAGGATCCGGACGAGTGGCAGGGCTGGACCGGCGAGGTCCCGGCGGTCATCAACTTCACGCAGCACCTCTACCAGCGCGATCCGTACACGAACTACGCCTTCTGGCGGGCGGCCACCGATGGGCTTCGGGCGATCCCGATGGGGCCGGGCTCGGAGGCGATCGGTGGAACCGGCGAGATGTCCCTACCGGCCATGCAGCGGGCCCTCCGCGAGAATCGCGCCTACCTGTACACCGGCACGCAGCCAGCCTCCTACACCCTCGGCCTCATCGAGGCGATGATGACCGGCGTTCCGGTGGTTTCGATCGGGCCTGAGTGGATGACGGTGTTTCCCTACGGCCCCGAGCTCTTCGAGGGCCACGAGATCGCCCGCTGGGCCACCGACAGCCCAGAGCAGGCGCGGATCAACCTCGAACGCCTGCTCGGCGAAGAGGACGACGCCGATGCCCTCTCGCGAGCCGGCCGCCAGCGCGCCATCGAGCTCTTCGGCAAGGCCACCATCGCCGCGCAATGGCGGGCCTTCCTCGGCGATCCGGGTATCCGCTCCGCCGTGATCCGCGAGGCGGTGGCGGCGTGATTGCGCTGATTGACCGCCATCATGACGGGCTCTTCTACAGCCTCCAGCTGCTCTTCGAGGACCGGCTGGGCGGGACGGTCTACACGCCGATCGGGCATGACTGGTGGGACAGCGGGATCTGGCGCTTCGGCGAGCAGTACGGCGACGATCGGCTGGCGCGGCAGTTCCTCGACGCGGGGCCGTACCGCAATGGCATCGCCTACGACCCCCACCACCCGGAGCGCCCCATCCACGGGATCACGCTCGACGAAGCCCGTGAGATGCCGTGGGAGTACGTCGTCGCCACGGCGCAGGACAACCAGACCGGCTTCAAGCGGTTCGCCGATGAGGTCGGCGCGAAGTTCGTCCTCGCCGTCGGCAATCGGAGCCAGTTCATCGACTGGAACCTCGACCCCCTCGCACTCATCAGCTCCGAGGTCGACATCTGGGCGCGCGGTATCCGGGTCCACCAGGAGTTCGAGCAACGGACGTTCGGCTACCGCGATCCCGCCGAGGCGACTCCGGCGATCCGGTCGTTTATCAACTGCTTCGACTCGATGCCCTGCTCGCGGTTGCATCAGGCCATCCGTCCGCTGCTCCCGGAGTTCACCTTCGGCGTCCACGGCATCGACGGCGCGGACGGCAACATCGAGACGGTCGCCGAGATCGCGGATCTCATGGCGTCGTCGGCCTTCGGCTACCACGACAAGGAGCACGGCGACGGCTTTGGCCATATCGTCCATGACTGGGCCTCGATCGGCCGTCCGCTGATCGGCCACCGCCTCCACTACGAAGGCCTCATGGCGGAGAACCTGTGGCAGGACGGCGTGACCTGCATCGACCTCGCCAACCGTAACCTCGAAGACTCGGCGGCGATGATCCGCGACATCTGGGCCGACAAACCCCGTTACCGGGCGATGTGTCAGAACATCCGGGCGGAGTTCAACCGGATTGATTACGACGCCGAGGCCGAGCAGATTCGCGATCTGTTGGGCATGAAAACGGGAGTGGCGGTGTGACCACCACTCCCGTCCGTGCCGTGCCTGACCGAGCCATGCCCGACCCGACACTACCCTACCGCGCCGCACCTGACCGAGCCGGACGTTACCGGGCCCAGCCGTGCCATTCACAGCCAAGCCTGACCGCACCATATCTCGCCCCACCGGGCCTTACCCAGCCGCTCCCAGCCCGTGCCTTCCCGGACCAGCCACGCCTTGCCGCGCCCAGCCGAACGCAGCCTCGTCCGACCTCACCTGACCCCGCCTCACCAAGACTCGCCAGACTGACCGGACCTTGCCGTGCCACGCCTGGCCTGACCATTCCAGACTCGACCGATCCGAGCCATACCATGCGCAGCCCTACCGGATCAGACGCCAGTGTCCACGAGGATGCGGGACTTGAACGCCTCGTGGGCGGCTTCCTCATGACCGTTGCGGCTCTTGGCTCCGAGCGGGTCACGAATACGTCGCTTGGTGCCGCTCAGGTCGAGCGATGCATTGAAGGCGCCGAAGTCGCCGCCGCTGGACGGTCGGTAGTCACCGATGCCGTACCGCTGCGAGCGTTCGACGATGGCAGCGAGGGTATCGGGGTCGATCTCCTCCGGGTCGAAGGCAATCTCGGCCGTGAGGCTCCAATCGGGGAACATTGGACGGCAGCGCATGACGCGGCCCGCATTGAAACCCGCGTTCTTGACCATCGTCGTGTAGCGGTAGCCGGCGTCCCACAGGGCGTCCTGATCTCGCGGCCCGTCGTATTCGAGCGGGATGCGCGAGAGCATCGTGATGAGGGAACGCTTGACGGTGGCACCCTTCTTGAACTTGCCAGCGGCATCCACGAGCAGGCCCTTGACCTGACGGCCAGGGACGTAGGGGCCGAGGTCGGCATCGAAGAAGATGCGGACCTCCCATTCGAGTTTGCGGAGTCGCGCGTCGTCGTCGAGGGTCTTGCCGGTCTTCTGGCCGAGCAGGACGTAGGCGCGATAGAGCTCGGCGTCTCGGTCAGCTTCGGCCGAGTTCATCAGCAGCGGCGACGTGCCCGTCAGGGTCAACGTGCCAGTCATGTAGCCCTGCGGCACTACCCGTCTGATCCACGACGGGATCAGTTCGGTGGCCTTCTTCGTAGCAGCCATGAGCCAGTACCTCCTATCAGCCCCTTGCCAAGAACGCGGGAACGCCCCGCCAACGGGTACTGGCCACTGGCGGGGCATGAAAAACCGGCGCCAGTACTGCCGTCGTCGTCACTCTACGCGGTCTGTCAATGACCCGCTTGCTGGTTTTGGGCGATCTTGCCGGCACGGGGTTCGGTACCGTCACCTTCGACCTCGGCGCGGCGCTGCTCGATGCCGGCGTGGACGTGCGCTTCGTGTCGCTGAATGAGCAACTCACGATGATCGAGGACCTGCCCGAGCCGTTCGCGTCTCGGACGCTCGTCATCGGCCATCCGACCGGTTGGCTCGCCTTCACGAACGCCGTAGAGGCACAGGCGATCCAGGACCGCATCGACGCCATGTTCACCTCTGAGGCATGGCCGGATGGCTGGAGCCCCGAAGCGGTGCTGATGATCGGCGACGCGGCCTCGGTGAAAGAGGCCGGCGCGGTCCTGCGCCTCCCCGAAGGCCTTCCGGCCTTCCACTACGTGCCCATCGAGGGTATCCGCATCCCGCCCCGCTGGGCGCGGACGTGGCAACGCTTCGCGCCGATCGCGATGAGCGAGTTCGGGGCCGACCAGATCGAGCCGCTGATCGGCCATCGTCCGCCGGTCGTCTATCACGGCGTCGATTCGGAGGCGTTCTGGCCAGTCACTCCTGAGCGCCCAATCGTCCTGAACACCGGTACGGATCTCACCGTCCTGCGCTCGAAGGGCGACTGCAAGCGCTTCTTCGGCGGCAAGGCGGAGCACACCTGGCTCTTCCGGGCAGATCGGAACATGCCGCGCAAGCGCTACGGCTCGATGTTCCGGGCCGTCGCACCGCTCCTCGCGCGCTATCCCGACCTCTTCATGGTCTACCACTGCCAGACCATCGACGGCGGCGGCGACCTCGAAGATGAGAAGAGCCACTTCCCGCCGCACATCGCCGCAAAGATGATCTCGACCGGCATCCACGACGCCGCGGGCGGTGCACCGCGCCCGCTCCTGAACGTCCTGTACAACGCCGCCGACCTGTACCTCAGTACCTCGGCGGAGGGGTTCGGGCTGACGATCGCCGAGGCGATGGCCTGCGGCACCCCTGCGGTGGGCTTGCATTACTCCTCGGTCCCAGAGGTCATCGGCAACCTATCGGGTGAGCCGGGCGAAGGGGCAGGCGGGGTCACGGTGCCCGTCGGGACGCTCGTGGAGAACCAGTACAGCCACTTCTGGGCGGGGATCGACGAGCCCGCCTACACCCGCGCCGTCGAACGGCTTATCCGCCACCCGAAGCAGATCCGCCAGCTCGGCTTCACCGCAACGGGTCACGTCAACCGGACCTTCACCTGGCAGAAGGCCGCGTCCCAGTTCAGCGAGCTTGTGGCCGGCGCGGTCCGGCAGGAGGTTGTCGCCGCATGACGCTTCTCGTCTCGGCCGCCATGGTCCGCGACTACCTGAACCTCAACCCGGCCGGCTCGACGGCGCAGTACACCGACGGCACGATCGGCTCGAACATCCTCGCGGCCCAGTCGATGCTCGAACACGCGACGAGCCGCTGGTTCGTCGACCGTCCCAACACGACGTACATCGTGACTTCGCTCAACCGACCCTCGATGGTCCTGCCGGGCTTCCGACCCACCCCCACCGTCTCGCGTTCGGGAACAGCCTTAACGATCGCGGCAGCCGGCGCAACGGGGACGGCCTACCTCGTCCAAGACGCTCTGCAAACGGGCGTCTACACCGGCCTCCAACTTCGCCCGTACAACACCCTTCGAGGCGGGCCGTGGTGGCTGTCCAATCCCGAGTGGTTCGACCGCAACCTCGACAGCCCGTGGTATCCCGGCAACTACGGCGGGAACGGCTACTACACCTCGGCTCCGGGGGACGTCGTTGTCGTCGGCGACGGTGGCTACGCCACGAACGCCGTCCCGGATGGGGTCCTGCACGCCATCAAGGTCCTCGCGGCGTTCTACACGATGCGGCCCGCGTCCCTTCTCGCGGATGTCGCGATCACTCCCGCCGGCGGAGTCGTGAACTACTCCTCGCTTCCCGGAGAGGTGCAGACCTTCATCGCCCAGTGGTCGATCGGCGAGCAGTGGGCTTCCGTTGGCTAGGACACCCGTCTGCATCTGGCCGTCCTGCAAGGCGCAGGGGAAGCCGACGCGCCTGCCGCTGACAGGTGAGCACGTGTCGCTCTGCGACCGGCATCGCGGCGTGCGGTTCATCGGCCATATGCGGGAGCTGGTGGCCCGTGGCTAGCGTGCAGGGCTACTCGCAACTCCAGGCCCGGCTCCACGCGATGGGCGGACAGGGGTCGTCCGGGATCATGCGCCAGCTCGGATTGCATATGCGCGAACTGGTGGCGCGCGGATGAGCTTCGGCCCGAAGTACCAAGCGGCAACCGTGCGGGGCTATGCCCAACTTCAGGCGCGGCTTCATGCGATGTCGAGCCCGCAGATCCTGCACGGACTCCAGACGCAGGCGATCCGTGAACAGAGGATGCTCCTGTATACGACCGCGATCCATCGAAAGACGGGCCACACCGGGCAACTCATCACTCCGGGGCCGGTCTCCGCGACGAACGCGACGATCTACGCCAAGGGCCTCGCCGTGCTCGCCGAAACGGGTACTCGGCCTCACGAGATCACGCCGAAGGTCGCCCGTGTGCTCGCATGGGGCGGTGCACGGCGGTTGACGGGAGCCCTCCGAAAGGGAGCCAAGGCGGATCACTTCGCGATGCGTGTCCACCATCCCGGCACGAAGGCCCATGAGTACCTGCTCGCTGGCGCGAAGATGGCCATCAAGGGCGCGGGGCTCCTAGACCGCCTTGTCGGTCAATGGAATAACGCGGCATGAGCCTTCCCGTGTGGACCGCGCTCACTGCCTACATCGTCGGCGCGCGCGCGACGCCGGTCGTCGCGGACGGGACCGTCTGGCTCGTCGAGACTGCGGGAACCTCCGGGGCGGCGCAGCCGACGTGGCCGACGAACGCGCCGTGGACCGTCACGGATGGGACGGTCCATTGGGGCCTCGGCTCATCGTTTCGGGCGAGGTGCGTGGCGGGTGACTATACGGTCCTCTCGGACTTCCGCACGGCCAACCCGACGCTTCTCAAGGGACTTGCTCGGGCGCGTCCGAAGTCGGCCACGAACCTCGACCTCCCCGGTGCCTTCCTCGGGCCTCGGCGGGAGCAGGTCGTCCACGGGAGCAACATCCGGCAGACCACTGTGGACGTGCCGATAACGGTCCTGGTCCCGGTGCCCGACAACGCCGAGGCCGAGTCGCTCATGGACGACCTCATGGATGGCCTGCGGGACGCCTTCACTCTCCACTACCACGCGGCGTCGGGCTTCTCGATCACCGCCCAGACCGATGCCGCCGAAGTGGACGAACCGGAAGGAGGCGTGCCATATCTCGCGAACTCCCTCGTGATCTCACACACTATCGCTGAGGGCCGGCAATGACCCAACGCCCTACCTGACAACCCCCGCCCGACCTGAGTGCGAGTGATGGTCGGCCCCGGTTCCTCCCTACTCGCAGGAGACCAACATGCCGCTCACTCCCATCGCAGGTTCCACCAGGCTCCGGGCCTTCCAGCTCGGCAAGGAATCGACCTTCCGCACCGCCGTCGCCGCCACGCGGCGGATGCCGTGGACGGTCACGCCAACGGTCGATCCGCACTGGACGAACCCGACCGCCGACACCGGCACGCTGGATCAGGCCATCGCGCCCTACAAGACCGCCGTTGACATCACCGCCGCGGCGACCGGGCAGCTCTACAGCAACGACGTGCCGACGCTCATCTCGGCGGGGCTTCAGGGCAACCTCTCGCTCACGGGCGGCGGGGCGGCCAAGACCTTCGCCACGACCATCGCCTCCACCTCGCAGGACGTCTTCGACACGTATACCGGCGAGTGGTTCGACGATGCCTCCGCCGATGCTTTCCAGTACACGGGCGGGGTCATCAACGACTTCAGCCTCGACTACCCGCAGGACCTCGGGCCGATCAACCTGACGGCCAACTGGCGCTTCGCCAAGGTCGTGTACCCCGGCACCCCGACAGCGGGGCTGACCGTGGATACCTCGCCGGTGCCGTTGTACGCCGCCGACACGTTCTTTGCCGTCAATGACACGGCCGGGGCGATCGGCAACACGCAACTCCTGAGCCAGGTCTACGGCCTGACCATCAACGTCAACAACAACCTCGACATCAAGCGTTTCGCGAACGGCAACTCGACCCGCTTCCAGGTCGACAACTACGGCCGCGGCGAGCGCGTCGTTGACTTCACGCTGACCTTCGCCAAGGCCACGGCGGCCATCGCCGAGGCAGCGAAGTGGATCGCCGACAGCCCAACCGAGCGGTTCGCCGAGATCATCACGACCTCGACGGTCGAGGCACAGGCCGGTATCGCCCACTCGCTCCGCATCCGCATCCCCGGCTACTGGTTCACCCGGACCGAGACCGCCATCAACACGAACACGGGCTTCCAGCTCATGGGCCACCAAGTGATGGATTCCACGTTGGGATATCCGATCCAGTTCCGGTCCGTCAGCGCCCGAACGACCCTGTAATGGAGGACATCGACGTGGGACAGGACGTCATCAATGCGGGGGATTCGGCTGTCCCCGAGTCCCCCGCACCCAACATCGTCACGGTTGGCGAGCACACCGTCACCTTGCATCCGAAGGTCACGATGTCCATCGGCATCGCGGCCCTGTCGGTGGTGAAGCAGGGCGGCAGTCAGGCTGTCATCGAGGCCGGGCTGGTGGAGGTCTACCTCCAGTTCGGCATCGCCAGCTGGACGTTTCCCGAACCCATCACGCAGGAGAGCATCGCTCGACTCCTGCCCTACGGCGACGGTGGTCTGGAGGTAGCCGAGGCCGCCGACGCGCTCTACTCGGGTGAGGTCTTTCGCCCTTTAGCGAGGCGGATCAGCGCGCTCTCAGCGACTTCCTCGACGCCAAGATCGACATCAGCCACCCGAGCTACTGGATCGACGCCCCCGACGCCCTTCAGACGATCCTCGCGGAACGGCACGGCTGGGAGACGGTCCGGGGTCCGGGCCCCATGACGTGGCACGAGGCGAACCTGTCCCTCGCCTACGCCGCTGAGGAACGGGTCGGCTTCGTGATGCGCTACCACGCCGAGCAGGCCCGAGCGCAGGAGGACGCCGCGGCCCAGGCCGTGATGAACGCGGTGGGCGATGGCCCTCGCTGAGACCGCCAACCTTGCCGTCAATCTGACGCTCGGCGGCAACTTCAACGCCGGACTGTCGCAGGCTGAAGCCGGCCTGACGCGGTTCAACTCAACCGCCGCGACGCACACCGGACGGCTCGGTGGCGCCTTCGCGTCTGTCGGGTCGGCTGCCGGGAAGATGGGCGGGGCGCTGTCCCATGCCGGGTCGCAGATCAAGGGGCTCCTGTCGGGACCGCTCGGGCTCCTTGGCCTCGGGACAGGGGTATTCGCGCTCGGTGGCTCGCTGAACAATGGCATCGCCAAGGCGCAGGGCTGGGGCCTCCAGATCGAGAAGCTGACCGGCATCACCCATAACAGCGCCGAAGAGCTCTCGGGCCTCCTGGCGGTGACGGAGAAGTACGGCCTCGCCAACGAGCGCCTGTCGATGATCGCGGGCTTCACCGAGAAGACGCTCGGCAAGATGACCGCCACGACCGGTCAGGCCGCGAAGGCCAACGACGCCCTCGTGCTCGCCGAGGAGAAGCTGCGGGTCGCCCGCGTAAAGCTCATCGAGGTCGAGAGCAAGCACGGCGCGAAGCAGTCGGCCATTCTCGCGGCGCAGTTCCGGGTCGTCGACGCCCAGCGCAAGGTCAACGAAGCGATGTCGCAGGGCGCTGCTGCCACGGACAACGCGGGTAAGTTCCTCGAAAAGTACGGCTTCAACATCCTTGGCGCCAACGGCAAGGTCAAGGACTTCAACACCCTGCTCCTGACGTTCTCCGACTACTGGAAGGGCAACAAGAACGCCAGCCTCGCCGCCGCAGCTGCGGCGACCCTGTTCGGCCGTGGCTACGCCGATCTCGTGCCGATCCTGAACCTCGGCTCCAAGGGGATCAAGGATGCCGAGGCAGAGGCCGCTGCCCTCGGCCTCACCCTGACGAAGGTCAACGTCGAGGATCTCGCCAAGATGCGCGAGAACACCCGCCAACTCGGCGATGCGATGGGCGGGCTCGAGCTCCAGATCGGCCTCGCGCTCATCCCGACGATCAACGATTTCGCCCGAGCCGCCTCGAAGTTCATTGGCGACCACCGGACGGATATCGTGACGTTCTTCAAGAACGCCGCCGACGCGGCAAAGATGGCAGCCGGCGTCGTCGGCGGTCTGGTCGGAACGATCGGCGACTTCTGGAACACCATCCCCGCTGGCTTCCGGGATCTCCTCGTCAAGGGCATCGTGGCCGACCGCACCGTCAAGTTCCTGTTCGGCTTCTCGCCCGTCGAGACGGCGCTGAAGGGGCTTACTGGCGGCCTGTTGCAGCGCGGCACGCCATTCAATCCGATGTTCGTGAAAGTGATCGGTGGTCTACCGGGCGGTGGCCCTCCTGGTGGCCCCGGAAATCTCCTGCCAGCGGCGGGTGGGCTTTCGCTTCCGTTCCTCGCCGCGACGGTCCTACCGATCGCAGCCGGCCTGTTCCTCGGCTATCTCGCCTCGCAGGACCCACAGGTCAAGTCGTACCACGATGCGGTTCAGCCGATCGGCGGCACAGTCAGCGCGGCACGTGGCGGGCTCGGACTGGCGAACCTGCTGAACGACCCGCGTCGACCCAGCGCCTCACTGTCGACTTCGATAGATCAACAACCCGGCAAACTAAAGGACGACCTCGACGCCATCCGCACGAACACCGCAGGGATGCTCGCCATCGCGAACCGGGGTATCGCGATCGCCCTCAAGGGCGTCAATGCCGGGATCGCCTACGACGCAGCCGCGCTCGCGGATGGCCGCACCGGGCCACGGACCCGCCTCGTCATGGCCGAGCTCAAGCATTCCGAGCAGATCGCGAAGTCGTCCGAGAGCTTCAACAAGAAGATGAGCGATCTGACGCGCATCCAGAACGAGCTCAAGAACCACGGCGACCGGATCGCGCAGGCCAAGATCGGCGCTCTCATCGCGGCGTTGAAGGCCAAGAAGCTCGCGATCACGAACAACATCACCACCGCGGTCACCATCAATGGCCGAACATGGAACGCGAACGTGAACCGCTACACCACGGTCGTCGGCTCCAACGACCTCCGCCATAATCCGTGATCGTCACCATCGCGGGCAGCGCGTTCAGTTTCTCGCCGAACGACAGCGAGCTAGCCGGCATCAACATTGAGCTCGCGGCGTTAGACGGGACCATCGGGACCGGGCAGTTCCCCATGCCTGACCCGAGCGCGGCGCTTTCGGTTGCCACGGGACGGCAGTTCAAGGTCGCTGAGGGCTCCGCGCTGTTATCGGACGGCTTCATCCTCGACGACGACAGCACGCGCGGCCCGTTCCGGGTCGGGACGCAGCGCGAATACGGCGTCTCGATCCAGGATGCCAACGCGCTCCTGAGCGGCTTCCGGGTGGTCCGCTCGCGACCTGCGGAGACCGATTACGCGCGGGTCATCGCCTTCGCGGCGGCCGATGGGCCGGCGTGGGATACGACGTGGGTTCTGAACGCCTCCACGATCTCGCTGCCGGCCAAGGCCTACTCCAATGACGGCGGTTGGGTGGATCTCATCACGGATCTCGTGGAGTT